GCCAGTGTGCGCCCTGTCATTACCTACGGGTTCTTCTTCTTGTTAGTGGCTATTGACGCAACCTTGGCTTACAAAGGGATTACAGGCGGCGTAGAGTTTACTGTATTGGCTGACCAGCTTTGGGATAACGAAACTCAGGCGCTGTTCGCAGCCATAATAAGTTTTCACTTCGGCGGCAGGGCGTTTGGAAAATGATAAGCCCAAAGGCTTTAAAGATGATTTCGCATCATGAGGGTTTGCGACTGAAGCCTTATCGTTGCCCTGCACGACTTTGGACAATTGGCGTTGGTCATGTGATTGACCCAAACCATGCCAAGGTAAAGATAGAAGACAGACTGAGTTTGCCCTGCCCAGAGGGTTGGAACCGCACATTTACGATGGAAGAAGTTAATGCCATACTTGCAAAAGACCTTGAGAGGTTTGAACGCGGAGTTCTTAAATATTGTCCTAGTGCTGTTGCTCGTCAAGGCTGGATGGATGCCCTTGTTAGCTTTTCTTTTAACGTCGGGCTTGGCACTTTACAGCGTAGTACTCTCAGACAAAAGTTTAACCGTGGAGAGTATGAAGCGGCGGCTGATGAGTTTATGAAATATACCAAGGCTGGCGGCAAGGTACTAAAAGGATTAGTTAACAGACGTAATGACGAAAGACTTATGTTTTTAAGTTAACAACAGGTCTTAAACTGTTGGTAAACGTAAACGATGTTTTACAGTCTAAACAGTGAGGTATAAAATGGCAACAAAACCAGTGTGGGAGAAGAAGCGACCGAAGGACTTGGGTGAGCCTAAAAAGTTAAGTTCCAATCAAAAGAAAGCTGCAAAAGCTTTTGCCGAACGGACAGGAACTCCGTACCCGTCGCTCGTAGCCAATATGCATGGCGCTAAAGCAAAAAAGGGTAATTGGTAATGACAACAGCCGCAGTGATGACCTACGACAGCCTTGTGGCTGATATTTCGTCCTATTTGGAACGGACGGACACTGCTACTCTGGAAAAGATTCCTACCTTCATTATGCTGGCAGAGCAGCAAATTGCTCTGGAAATCAAGTTTCTTGGCAATCTTACTGTCCAAGAAAGCGCGATGATTATCGGAACGCCCGTTATTGATAAGCCTGCCCGTTGGCGTAAAACGGTATCCATGAACGTCGTTGTAGCTGGTTCTCGACAGCCTGTATTACTACGAAAACTAGAATACCTGCGCGAATACTGGCCTAACGCTACGGAAACAGACACACCCATCTATTATGCTGACTACGACTATACGCACTGGTTAGTAGCTCCTACGCCTGATGCAGGCTACAGCTTTGAAGTTCTTTATTATGAGCGCGTGCAGCCTTTAGATTCCACGAACCAAACTAACTGGTTCACTATCTATGCACCTCAAGCACTATTGTATGGAACCCTATTACAAGCCATGCCATTCATTAAGAATGATGAGCGCATTCCCATGTGGAAGGCTCAATATGACTTGGTTATTAATACATTAAAGTCTGAGGACGCTACTCGCATAGCTGACCGCCAGGCTGTTGCTTTGGATACCTAATCATGAGCTATAACTCGCCGTTCACAGGAAATGTAATCCAGCCTACTGACGCTTCCTACAGGGAAATTAACCTTACTGGTAACTTACAGTTAGAGTGGCCTATTAATGGCACGACGACTGGAAATGTAGCTGCTCGTATTATGGAGGTTCTTCCAAGTGCTGGCGGGTTCACCATAGATATGCCACCAGCTAATCAGGCATCTGTAGGTCAGGATGCTTTGTTTAGGAACATAGGTGCAAACACATTTACTGTTGCTGACTTTGATGGCAATACGATTATTGCTGTAGCTGCTGGACAGTCTAAGTACATTTACATTACTGATAACGCTGATGAGGCGGGCACATGGGGCGTTGTTTCCTTTGGCGTTGGTTCCTCATCTGCTGATGCTGCTACGCTTGCTGGATATGGCTTAAAAGCTTTATCTACGACATTAAATCAGTCTCACTCTTTAACTACATTTTCATCTAATTACACAGTAGCAGCTTCTGATAGAGCTAGTGTTTATGTATGGGATGCGGGTGCTGGTACATTAACTTTACCTACTGCTGCATCTTTAGGTAATGACTGGTTTGTAATGGTTAGAAATGGAGGCACTGGTTCACTTGCCATAACTCCTACAGGATCATTACTTAACGGTGTTGCCTCTATAGATTTACAGCCTGCTGATTCTTGTTTTATTTGTTGTTCTGGTACGGCGTATTTTACTGTTGGTCTTGGTAAGGTTTCTCAGTTTAACTTTACTCAGCTTACCAAAACTGTTGATACGGGGACGTACACGCTAACAAGCTCTGAGGCTGCAAACGTAATACAAAAGTATATAGGCACAATGTCTGGTGCTGTAACAGTACAGTTGCCTCAGACTGTTCAAATTTATTACATTACAAATCAGACTGTAGATGCTGGCCCTTATAACATTACGTTTACTACAGGGGCAGCAGGTGCTACTACGGCTGTAGTTCCTTCTGGTAACCAAGTTATTTTATTGTGTGACTCTGTAAATATTTTTAATGCATCGACAATAGCTGCTGGTGCGTCTGTATTTTCTTTGAGTAATGGCACTGTTAGTAATCCATCGTTGAACTTTGCCGCAGAAACAAATACTGGTATTTACAGGCCAGCAGCGGGAGAGATAGGGTTTACGGTGCTAGGTGTTGAAGAAATGATATTAAGAGCATCAGGATTGACTGTGGTTAGTGGAATTTCTGGTGGGACATTTTCATGACGGCAAAGGTCTATGGCTTAGATACTCTGCCAGGCGTACAGAGAGACGGAACTACATTTGACAAAGGCTATTACGCCGATGGGATGTGGGTTCGCTTTCAACGTAAGCGCCCTAGAAAGATAGGTGGCTATCGAGTCATTTCAGGACAGCTAACAGGCCCTTCCCGTGGCATCTGGGTTAACCCTAAGAACAGCCAAACATCTGTGTTCAGTGGATACAGTGCGGGTTTACAGGTATTTACCATTGATAATAATGGTGTTGGTGCAGGCTTTCAAAACTTCACGTTAAGTAACTTTACTGCTTCAAATTTAAATCTTTGGCAAATGGATGGTTTTTATGATGTATCTGGATCAGGTATTGCGTCGTTATTAGCGCATCCAGGTCAAAACTTACAAGCCATAGATAGTGAAACTAATACGCCTGTTTTAATTGGCGATATTGATGGCACTACAATGTCTGCAATTGGTGTATTTACTGCATCATGTAATTCAACAAATGGAAGCCCAACTCTTACCTTACCTACTACTAATTTATTAATTGGTGCAGGTCAAACGGTTACTGGTACAGGTATTCCTGCGAATACTACCGTTGTTTCTGCTCAAAATGCTTTTGAGTCACTAGCTTCTGTTGTTGTTACGGGAACTAGCGGTACATTTAGTTGCACCGCAACTTCTGGATTATTTGTAAATCAGACTATAACTATAGGCGGTGGCGCGTCTACGGGGACAATAAGTAATCCTGTAATTACAGGAACCAGCGGTACATTTTCTTGTAGTGCCACTATTGGCTTATATGTAGACCAGCCTGTAACCGTATCTGGAACGCTAACACCTACTGCGTTACCCAATGTCCAAGTTACATCCGTTACTGGTGATATTTCGTTTACGTCTACTACTGGTATTTATGTAGGTCAGCCAATTGCTGTCTCTGGTACGTTGACTGGTACGGCTACAGGGATAACTACTGGCACTACTTATTACGTTATTGGAACTCCAACAGCAACGACAGCTCAACTTTCATTGTCACCTGGTGGTGCAGCCATCACGACTACGGCAGGAACAACCACCGGACTGGTGTTTGATGCTCCTTTGCAGACAGGTATTACGTCTGGCACAACGTACTTTATTACTGCCACCAATGGATCAACGACATTCACTTTATCGGCATCTGTTGGCGGCTCTGCAATTACAACGGTAGTTAACTCGTTAGCTGGCTTGACGTTTAGTGTGCCGCTGTCGATTGGCTTAAATGCTGGTCAGACGTATTACATAATTACTACTAATGGCTCTACTACGTTTACTTTGTCAGCTACTTTAGGTGGCTCTGCTGTTACTACGGTTGTTAATACCACTGCCTTGTATACGTTTACAACAGGTAGCTATTACAAGGTTGTACTGAGTAATAACGCAACAGCCACAGGTCTAGCTACTTTAACTTTTGACAACAACGTAAATGTTTCTGG